TGCAGGCTCCAATTGTTCTACCAACAGATGTAACAGAACTTGAACTGGGTGGCGATGCAATTATTCGCACAGCAAACCCAGCAGGTGTAAGACGCGTAGACCTTAACATTCCGCCTGGTGCATTTACCGAGCAGTCTTTATTGCAGCAGGAACTACGAACAGGAACACGTTACCCAGAAGGACGTACTGGAAACATTGATGCTTCCATTATTACTGGTCAAGGTGTTCAGGCACTTATGGGTGGCTTTGATACACAGGTTAAATCTGCTCAGGCTATCTTTGCTTCTGCATTACGAGATGTTATTTCTGTATGTTTTGAAGTAGATGAAAAGTTTTTTGATTTTGAAAAAACAATCCGTGGTGTAGATGCAGGCTCTCCTTATAGCCTTACTTACAAGCCAGGCAAAGATATTAAGAGTGACTTTACTGCCGATGTTAGATACGGCATGCTTGCTGGGCTTAACCCAGCACAGGGACTTATTTTTATGTTACAAGCATTAGGTGGTGGATTAATTTCTACAGACCTAGCAATGCGTGAACTACCATTTGGTATTAACGTAACACAAGAACAAGAAAAGATTGAAATTGAAAATATGCGTAAAGCACTTGTTAGTTCTTTACAAGCATATACACAAGCCATTCCCCAAATGGCTACTCAAGGTGGGGACCCATCGGGTGTGGTAAAGAAAATTGCTGGAGTTATTAAGGCTCGTCAACGTGGCATACCAGTAGAGGATGCGGTTGAAGAAGTCTTTGCGCCAGAATTACCTCCTGCTGGTGCACAGGTTGAGCAACCGTCCCCTGTTCCCGCCGCGCCAGCAGGAGGCGCTCCTGAAGCACCACAAGGTCCAGCACCACTACAAAGTCTTTTAGCAAGTTTAACTTCAGGCGGAGAAGCCTCAGCATCAGCAAGGACAGTTACGCGCCGTTAATTTAAGGGGGGGACAATGACAACGCTAGTAGCAATTCAAGGTAATGGTTGGGCAGCAGTTGGTTGTGATTCCCGTTCATCTGGCGACGATGGTCGCTTTATGGAGTTAGCAACACATAAGATTATTGAAAACAACGGAATCCTGATTGCAGGTTCTGGTGCTAGTCGTGGTTCAAACATTTTGCAGTTTGGATGGAAAGCGCCTAAGCCACGTGCTACTGATGACTTAGATGTGTTTATGACACAAACATTTATACCAGCAATGCGTAAATTGTTTATTGATTCTGGTTATGACATGAAAGAGGACGGAGACGCAGCAGCACATGATTCGCAATTTCTTGTTGTCGTTCGTGGAGTTATTTACCCTATCTTTGAAGATTATTCTTGGGACCGCGATGTTCGCGGTATCTACTGTTCTGGCAGTGGTGCTGACATTGCTCTCGGTGCCATTGAGGCTTTTGCTAATTCTAGAAAGCAAACTACGCCAAAGGTGGCGGAAATAGATATTAGAATGGCAATTAAAATTGCGTCTCGCTGGGATATACATACTGGTGAGCCAGTTGTAGTAAAGATACAGAACGCAAAATGAGCAAAGAGTTTAGAGACAAAATAGAAGAAGCACTAAGAATCCTTGTGGATGAGGATGAGAAGGGGACTGATTACATCTGCGCCAATTGGTTATTAATAACCGAATGGGCAGACTACGAAGGGTCCCGATATTTACACACAGAAGTTAGCGAAGCCATGACACCGTGGAACGCATACGGCATGATGAAGATGGCACAAGAGTATAACAGCGAAGTACTTGGCACTAAACATGAACCTATTGAGCAAGAGGAGGATGAAGAATGACAACTGCACCAGAAAATCGTGGTGGGTATCGTCCAACAGCCCCTCAAAATAATCCAGCAAACATTTCTGCAACTGGTGGCAACGGACAATCAGGCAATGCTACACAACCTGCACGATACATTGCTGGCTTGCCATATGGTCAAGGTGAATCAACCATGGCAACACAAATGGCTGCACCTATGCAAGGTACTGAAAGAATTGGAACAAGTCCTTTAGAGATTACTCCATTAACTGCTGAAACAAAGTTTAGAGATGAACCAATTACTTCTGGTGTAGATTTTGGACCTGGTCCTGACTCTAGTATTTTAAACCTTCCTCAACAGCAAGAAAGAAATATTCTTTCAGTTATTCGCCAGATTGCTCAACAGGACCCAACTGGAGAAACAGAATTAATTTATCGCATGCTAGAAGATAGTGGTGCTTAATGCCAGAGGTTCCTTTAGACCCATCTGTAGCAAAGTTAAATCCTAATTTTTACTCTGCTGCTATAAAATCTAACCTTGATTCTCAATCTAAAATGATGGTTGAACAGTTTGCTTTAAGTTCTGTTAAGGCTAAGGAACTATTAAAGTTGAGCGAAAGAAAAGCACGTGAAGAGTTTTTAAAACTTGACCCGTTTGTTCAAAACAACATTCGCTATATTTATCCAAATAAAACACAGTTTGCAGAAGAAAAAGGTCTTTTAGGAAATGTTTTAACAGCATCAAAAAGCGCTGCATTAGGAACTGCTGCTGCATACGCAAGTCCTTTGATTGCGGGTTTTAAAGTTGCTGAAGTATATGGTCGGGCTATTAATACTCCATATGTCGTTGCTTCTCAAATGGGTCAAGGAAAGCCTTTTAGTTTAAAACTTCTTTCTGATTCTTATAACAGTTTAAACTCTTGGAATTGGAAGCGTGTTGAGGATTTTGAAAAGCAGTATGGCAAGGCTTTAATTACTTTAGTTAGAGGTAATGTTGAAGGCCGCACAATTGGTGAATCCTTAGATTTATACGGAAAGCCTTTTGATGAAGACATGTATGCTGCTATTTCTTTTATGGGTAATGAACCAGAAAAGTTCCAAAATCTACTAGACCTTGTTAAGGTTGAATCTCAGATTTCATTAGGGCGTAGTTTTGCAAACAAGGCCGCACCTACGGATTCTCCAACTGTTAATAAAAACTACTGGGCAGTAAAAATGCTTAAAAGAGTTGGAATTGATTTAAGCACAGAAAAAGGAACTAAGCAGGCTCTTGCTATTGCTGGTGTTAAATCACAAGAAGAAGCAAGGGTTAAATTAAAGAAAAAACTTTCTGCTCCAGTAGATGCAGTTTATCAATTTGCAATTGACCCATTAACTTATGTTGGTGTTGGTCCTGCTGTTAAAGCAGTTACTAGAGGTGTTGCTGGTCTTAATGTTACTGCTGGCGAAGCCGTAAAATTTGTAGGATTAAAAACTCGCGGTGAGCGCATGGCTGACCAATACAAGTTTATTGCAGAAAAATCAGGCGATACTTCAAAGGCATTAGACTGGGCATTTACTCAACCAGAGGTAGTTAAACTTTGGGACGATGAACTCGGCCCACTAATTAAAGAATACATTGATGCTACAAGCCCAACAGTAAAATCAATGGCTTGGAATAGAATTAAACAAGACTATCCTCAATGGAGAGATAGAGAACTAGTTAAACTAATTGGTTCTGAAATGAAGAAGACTGATGACTTTAATGCAACAGGTGCTAAAAGATTCTTTACAGAAGTAGATGATTTTGATTCATTCTTAAGTGGTCCAGTAGATGGAATATATTTCCGCCGTGACGGTATTGTTACTGCTCGTTCTTCTAGAAACTTAACTTCTGCTATCACACGAACTATATATGATACCTTTAATCCTACAATTGCTGCTCGTTCTACAGAAGAAGCAATCCGTAAAAACGATGAAGGCTTAGCAACTATTATGGAAACCTTGAAAAAGGTTTCTGATGATTCAGATGCTCTTATTAATCCTGATGTTTCAGACATTTTTGCGCTTCAAACCAATGTTAGGTCAGCAAGAAAGTACGCTTATCAGGTTGGAACAGGCTTGTCTCGTTCTCCTGGCCGTATTTTATTTGGTGACGATGCAATTAAAACAATTGAAGATGTCAGAAACCTAGCAAACCAGGTAATGGATACTAAGTTTGCTGATGCACTTGTTGAGTTGTTTTTAGATACACCACCAGAATTGCAAAGAACAGTGGTTCGCAACCTTTATTACGGGTACATGCTTAAACTCGGAATGAATGGAACCGTTGGTGGCAAGAGTAGTATGGATGAAATCCTATCTAAAACATTTAATGACGATGGACTTACCTCTACAACTAGAAGTGAGATACCATCAGAATGGTTAGATGTATTAGAAAAGGGTGCAATTCGTTTTGAAAACGAAGTACCATTGCTATCAAGCAAGGGCGCTGTTCAACCATCTCAATTAACAGAGGGTGTAGCACCGCTACCTTATGATTTACTTTATCAGTATGCCGCTGACTCTAAGCGAAATGAAAAGTTTAGATATTTTTTTACTATATCTGGTTTAACAAGACGCAACAATATAAAAAATCTTAACGATTTTTGGGCGAACTGGACTCTTTTTCCACGCTCTGGTATGCGTTCAGGAATAGATGAAACTTTCTTCTTTTCTTTGTATGCTCCTTTTTATGCTTTAAGAGAGTTTTTCTCTGGCTCTGCTATTAAACCAACTAGAGCCTTAACTACTATTACTGGTTCTAAAGCATCTCAAGGTTTATATACTCGACTTTATCTTAAGTTAATGCCTAAGTTGGACCCAACAAAAAAGATTAGTCCAGAAACTAGAATAGAAGCAGTAAGAGAATTAGCAAAACTAGAATCTGCTAAGCGTGGTTATGATGTGCCAGAGGCAGAAATTTCTATGGCATTGATTCGTGAAAATATGGTTTCCCGTGCTCAGCAAATATACCAAAATACAGTTTCTGCTTCTGAATGGAAAAATATCGGAAAGTTAATGAAGCATAACCCAGTTGTATTTGAGTCAATGATTAACTCAATGGGTGCTCGTGCTTCTATTTCTGGAAAAATTGACGTAGATTTTGTAGACTCAATGTTTACTCCTAGTAATTTAACTAAGATGTATGAAGATGCTGGCTTAATTGCTGGAAATAAATACACCGCAAAGCAAGTTTCTCAAATGTCAGAAACTCAAATTGCTAAAACACACTTTGATAACTGGAGTACCCGTTTTCCATACAATAGTAAAAGAGTTGTTGGCCCAGTGGTCCTTGACCCAGTGCCTGTGTTTTTCCGCAACGACGCATTAAGAACTAAAGATAACTTTTTAAGTGCTCGTGATGAATTACTAGAACAAATGGGATTTAGGTACTCTGATGAAGTTGAAGACTTTGTTATAAGCAACCCAACCGTTGCTGAAAAGTTCCTTTCAATGTTTAATACTACTGTTTACTATCGTCAACAGGGTATACCAGATGAAAAAATTGCTAAGATTCACATTCAAAACATGCTTATAGACCTAAGAAATACTTTTCATGGTGGTCCAAATACATTTAATGATGAGTTATTTGATTTAGTTAAAACTAAATATGCTGAAATTGAGCAGTTTAGAATTAAATCTAAAAAGAGTATGGATGATGGAGCCTGGTCTAATGCTGCTGGCAGTATTACTTACCAGCAATTTGAAATAGCAACCCTTGGTCGCCATCCAGTTAGTGGAGATGTTAATACACGCCTAACCAGTACAGGTGAAAATGTTGATATGGACATTTTTCAAGAAGGAACTGGTATTGGCTATGCAATTTCAAAACTAGGTAACAATGCAATGGAAGTAATGGACGCAACAACCACAGGAATGTTTCGTCAAAAAGCATTGTGGATTTATTTTAGTAATCGTATGGATGAACTAGTGCCATATGAGAATATGTTGCGAGCAAGAATTGAAAAGCAACTAATAGATAGTGGTATGCCTGTAGAAAATGCTAAAAAAGCAGCAGCGCTACAAGCAGAAAAACGAACAACTGAAATTGCTTTTAAAGACTCAAGTGAAAAACTTATTGAGTATGTAGATAACCCAGCAGTTAAGTCTAACTTTGCTATGTCTGCTCGTTCTGTTGCTCGTTTCTATAGGTCAACAGAAGATTTCCAGCGTCGTATTTATCGCTTGTATACAAAGGCACCACTGCGTTCTTTGTATCGCTTGCGTTTATTAAACACAGGGCTTGATGCAGCAGGAGATGTTTATGAAGATGAAAATGGTGAGAAGTTTGTTATCTTCCCAACAGATGCTATTTTAAGTTCTGCTGTTGAGCCAGTACTTAGGGTTCTTACTGGAAATGACTCCTTCAAGGTTCCTACCTACAATGAGTTAACACTTAAATTACGATTAACAAACCCATCGTTTTCTCCAGATGCTGGACAGCCAGCATTGTCTGGTCCAATGGGTGCAGTTGGTGTTCTTATTGGTCGTGGAATCCTTCGTAACTTTGCCCCAACCCTTGAGGGTCTTGGCATTATTGATAAAAAACAAGTTGATGCCTTGCAACCTTATGCTGAAAAGTCTTCAGATGTTTTAGGTCAAATTGGATTAGGTAATTTTGCTGATTCGATGACATTTACTAAAGCATTTACACCAATGTTGCTTGACACGCTTGGTGCAGCCTTGTCTGGAAAAGTTCCTGCGTTGCAGAAGTTTAATGAAGACTGGGAGCGTCAACAAAATACAGCAATGTATCAGGCTATGGCTTACTTCCAAGCATTTGGAAATGCACCTGGTGCAAATGCAACTGCAGATGAAAAGTATGAGTACATCCAGGGTCTAAAAATTGCTACAAGCAACATTATGATTGCTCGTACTCTTTTGGGTTATGTATCTCCAGGTATGCCAACATTTAAGGAAAGTAAAGACCTACCTAACTATATGAAGAAGGTTGGTATTACTGGATTTAAGCCTGAGTTCTGGGATATTTACAACGGTATTATGCGTAATGCTGGCGATGATGTTAATAACGTTTTCGATTTAGCAGTTGCTACATTTGTTGGAAAAAATCCAGGAAAGATTATTTACACCGTCGAGCGTACCGAAAAAGAATACAAGGTATTTATTAACACAACGGATAATCTTAAGAACTGGGCTATAGAAAACAAGTCATTTGTAGATTCATACAAGGAAATTGCTTACATCTTTGCACCAAAGGTTGGTGAGTATAATCCAAGCGTATACAACTGGATACAAGCAGAAGGTTTAATTAAGTCACCTGAACTAGAAGATTATTTATTAAAACTTCAGATTGCAGAAGACAAGCAATTATACTTTGATATTTCTAAGCAATTAGAAGAGCAATTAAAAACAGTTGGTATTACAGAATCACGCAAAGAATTAATTGCTACTGCCACACAGAAAAAGAAACTATTATTAAACTCTAATCCTTTCTTGCAGGCAGAAATTGAAGGTTCAGTTAATGACCGTGGTGTATTAAAGACAAAGTTTAAGACACTTAATGAGGCTATTAATAGCAGCACTACTCCAGTTGATAAGCAAACCCGTAAGGCTATGAAGTTAATTCTTGAAGAAGTAGCGGACTTTGTTTTAATAGGAGAAGATACACAACTTGCTGCACGGTATGACTATACAGAAATTAAAGAACAAAGAAAAGCAGAAATTGTTGAAATTATTGACAAGATTGCAAAGGCAAATCCAGCAGTTGCTGAAGCAAATAGATTGATATTTAAACCATTACTTAATACATATTCACGAGAAGCAATTTCAGCAGGTCCTACGGAGGTTAATAGATAATGGCTGCATCTTCACCAGACCAAGCCCGTGCTCAACAGGCAGCAAAGGAAAGGGCTAATGCTAATAGACCAAACCCTGCTCGTGACCAAAAGAACTCTCTTGAAGAACGCTTTGGCGGAGATAACCCTAAGTACTTTTTAGACTTTGACCCATATGGCAGAGTTCGTATACTTCAAAAAAAATTAGATGACGGAAGTACGTTACAACAGTTTTTAGTTATTAACCCAGATGGTGTTAATTATTCTTTTGCTAACAAAACCCAAATTGTTAATGCAATTCGTAAGTTATACTCTAATAAAAAAGAAGCGTTACGCAAACAACTATTTGACCTTGATTACATAACAGAGCGTGAATACAATGCTCGTAGTGAAACATCACTTATTAGCGGTATGTTATCTGCTGCTAATGAGTTTACTGTAGAAGTTGTTGATTCTTATACAGTAGATGGAGTAACAAAGTTTCCCACATTTGATAAGTGGTTAAGTGGTAAACCTGCTGTTGGTGGTGATGGTAATAAAAAAGACCTACCAGTCCGTGATATTAACCTTATGGACCGCGATGTAGTTGAGGCAATTATTAGAGATGTCTATATGTCTGAACTACAAAAAGAAGTAGACCCAAAAATTATTAAAGCCAAGACTGACCGTTATATGGAGCAGATTGAAAAGGGTACTTTAACTACCATCAAAGAAGGTAGCAAAGAAGTAGTGCGTAAATCAACAGTTCCTTTTTCTGAAGCACAGGTACGTGCTGAACTAGGTGAAGAGATACCAAAAGAAAATACTGTGGATTACAACAGAGCACAGAGTCTTAACTTTCTTACTTTTTTATCAGGAATGGAGCGTAAGTAAATGGCAGACTTGGCTACCCTTCAACAGCAGTATGACAATGAATTAAAAACAATTAATGCTATGCCATCAGGGCCTGCAAAAACAAGAATGCAATTAGATTTTGAAACCAAATATCCTAAGGGCAGACCAACAAAAGTAGAAAGTACTGATAACGAAGGCGCAGCAGCAGCATTAGCATACGGTATAACAGAATCTTTAATTGATGCTTTTCCAGAACTACGTCCTATTTATGAAAAGTTTCTGGCTAAAGATTATGCTGGCGCTAGATTAGATTACTTTGCAAGTAAGTACTATCAAAACCTAGTTGATTCTGCTAAGACTCGTCAAGGATTAAAGGCTACAGCCCGTGGTCAGTATGACCAACAACTAGATGCATACCGTTTAATTCAACGTAAGCGTTTAACCGCTAAAGGTATTAACCTAGATGATGAATCTTTTAATGTTTTTACAGAAACTGCATTTGATTCAGGGCTAGATGAAAATCAATTAGATATTAGAATTCTTAATTCTGGGAAGTTTGGACAAATTGGTGGCACTACCCTTGGATTAGTTAATACACTTAAAGCCTACGCTGATGATTATGGTGTAAACAGTTTATTAAACCAGTCATTCTGGGACCAGAAGTCTATGGATTTATTTGCTGGCAGAATCACAGAGGATGACCTGGAACAAGAGATTCGTAACCTATCGGCTAGTGCCTACGCTGCTTATGCACCTGGCATTATGGCTGGTCGTACCCTTGCTTCACAAACATCTGCAATTAAGCAGACATATGCAAACCTATATGGTTTAGACCCAGATGCTGTGTCTTATAACACGCCAGATTTTATGAAGTTACTTCAGTATGTAGACCCTAAGACTAAGCAACCAGCACCTATTCCTTTATGGGAAGCAGAAAAAATTATTAAGTCTCAAGATAATTGGTTGTATTCAAAGCCCGCTCAAGACCAATTTAATCAAGTTGGTGTTGGAATCCTTAAAGAATGGAAACTTATTTAATGGCTGATGCAAGCGTTGCGTTAAGAAAACTTCAGTCAGGTCAGGCATTAAATGATGCTGAAAAAAAGATTCTTGGTATATCTGTAACTGTTGTTACTCCTACCCCTACACCTACTCCAGCAGTTACAGCAACTCCAGCAGTTACAGCAACATCAGCGGTTACCGCTACTCCAGTTGTTTCAACTAACAAACCAGACCCAGCAAAAACTGCTTATACAGATTTAACAGCATCGCAACGTGCTGCTATGACATCAACTGAAAAAACAGATTATCTTCAGGCTGCTCGTGAGGCACAAATGGCAGCAGATGCTGCTGCTCGTGCAGCAACTGACCCAATGAAAGACCCAAGTAAACGACCAACCGCTCCACCACCTTCAGCAATAGCAGGTGAAAACTATATTTATTATTATTCTTGGATTGGTGGCGGCACAACAGGTAATTGGGAACTTTATCGTGCACCTAATACTGTAGAAAATCAAATGGTTTATGGCTCAAGGGCTGTTGGTGGAGAAACACAAGCAACACTTGGTACTAGTTCAGGGGCAAATGCACTAAAGGTTCAACCACAACCAATTAAAGATAAAGACGGAAACATTATTGGTTGGACAACTTCTGGTACTACAAGTACTAGTACAACCACTACAACTGCAAATCCTACAATTACTAGTACTTCTACAACTAATCCTACAATTAGTAGTACTGCAACAACAAATCCTGTAGTAAGTACTACTACAAGTACTGTTGTTCCAACGGGACTAGATGCTCAAACTACTGCTTTAATTAAATCTTTACAAGACCAGATTGCAACATTAACTAAACAAGTTACTGGTACAACAACAACGGCAACAGAACAAAAAGCCCTTGAAGAAAAAATGCGCAAAGAAAATGCGCTTGCTAATTTAACTGCTACATTTAGTAAGTATAACTTGCAGTCTTTAATTCCAAAAATTAAAGAACTGGTTATTAATGGTGCAACTGAATCTACTATTGCTTTAGAACTAGCGGAAACTCCTGAATATAAGCAGCGTTTTAAAGCAAATCAAGAACGCTTAAAAAAGAACTTAGCGGTATTAGACCCTGGTACTTATATTGGTATGGAAGATTCGTACCGCCAAGCATTACGTGCGTATGGTTTAAAGCAGTTTGATACTGATGATTATGTATCTCAGTTTATTGCTAACGATATTTCTGCTAATGAGTTGTCTAACCGTATTGTTACTGCCGTTCAGCGTGTGCAAAATGCTGACCCAGCAATTACCAAGCAGTTACGAGACTTTTATAACATTGGTCAGAATGACCTTGTTGCCTATGTTCTTGACCCTAATCAACAATTCCAAAAGATTGAACGTCAAGTTCAGGCTGCTGAGATTGGTGTTGCAGCAGCCCGTCAGGGTCTTAATGCTGGTGTTCAGGTTGCTGAGCAGTTGGCTGCACAGGGTGTTACTCAAGCAGAAGCACAAAAGGGTTATGCAACTATTGCAGACATTCTTCCTGATGCTAAGAGACTATCTGATATCTATGGTACAACCCTTGAAGGTTATGACCAGGCACAAGCAGAGCAAGAAGTATTTAATCAACTTGCCTCTGCTCAGCGTAAGCGACAAAAGTTAACTCAACGAGAAATCGCAGCATTTGGTGGTTCAAGTGGAACCAACAAGACCAGCCTTACTACATCAGCAGTAGGGCAATTCTAAAATCCTGACATGGACCTATCGGCCCCATGCAGCGTAATAGACCGATAGTAGGAGCCAGCCAGTTTCCCCGAACTGAACTGTGGCCTGCGAACTAACAACGAATAGAAGGGTGGGTTGCTATGAGCAACAACAACTGGGATGACGAAGACGATGACTTTGATACGGACATCGATAACTCTGATGGAAGTGACTTGGTAAAGAAGTTACGGAAAGCAAAGCGTTCAGATGAAAAGCGTATTAAAGAACTTACAGAGCAACTTGAGGTATTTTCCAAGGCGCAGCGTGAGTCAACCGTTAAGGAAGTCCTTGAAAAGAAGGGCGTAAATACTAAAGCAGCACGGCTAATCCTAAAGGATATTTCCGAAGTTAATGAAGAGTCAATTAATACTTGGCTATCTGACAATGGAGATTTAATTGGATATCAGCCAAAGTCAAACAATGACGACATTAATCTTGCGGCACTACGCCAGCAAGATATTGTGACGCAGCAAGGTATTTCGCCAGATAAAGCAAATGACATCAATGCTCGACTAAATGGCAATTTTGAGAGCGCTGAAGAGTTTATGGCTTTTCTTCAGTCACAACAATAATATCCGTTCATAGTCAAGGAGACTAAAAAACATGGCAAACGCATATACAGATACCTCGAGCGGTTCGTTCGGCGGTACAGTAGGCGGCGCTGGTCTCGTACAAAAGGCGTATGACCGCCTTCTCGAGTTCGCTCTCCGTTCAGAACCCCTAATTCGTTCTGTCGCAGATAAGCGCCCCGCACGTCAATCAATTCCAGGTTCAACAGTAGTTCTACAGAAGTACGTTGACCTTGATGCAGTAACAGGAACACTAACAGAGACTGTTGACCCAGATGCAGTAGCACTGACAACACCAACCTCTATTACAGTAACACTTAATGAGTACGGTAACGCAGTTCTAGTAACTCGCGCATTGGAACTCTTTTCACTTGCAGATGTAGACCCAGCAATTGCTAACATCATTGCATATAACCTTGCAGATTCTATCGACAAGGTTGCAATGACAACTCTACGCTCAGGCACAAACAACATTTTTGCAGGTAACGCAACATCTACTGCAACAATCGATGCAGCAGATACACTTGATTCAGCAGACCTTCGTCGCGCTGTAGCAAAGTTGCGTTCTAACAAGGCTAAGGGCCGTCGCGGAAATGCATACTGGACAGGTATTCACCCAGAAGTTTCACACGACCTTCGTGCCGAAACAGGCGACCTGGGATGGCGCTACCCACAGTCACAGTCTGCTTCAGAAGCAAGCAAGATTTGGGCTGGAGAAATCGGTGAGTACGAAGGCGCGTTCTTCGTAGAGTCATCACGTTTGTTTAATGCTAAGACAGGTGCAGACCAGACAGCATTGGCAACAACAACAGCAACTGTAGCAGGAACATCAGCAGGATTTACTATTGGTGTTGCAGCATCATCTGTTATCGCATCTCGCGCTGAAGTTGGCGACAAGATTGCTGCAACAGGTATCGCATCTGGTGCAAAGATTACTGCTATCGCAACAAGTGGCTCAACAACAACTATCACAGTTGACACAGCAAACACTGCAGCAGTAACAGTTGGAGCAACAGTAACTGTAACTCCAGTAACACGTGTTTTTGACACAATCGTTTGTGGTGCACAGGCAATGGCGGAAGCCGTAGCAGAAGAGCCACACGTAGTTATTGGTAACGTAACTGATAAGTTGATGCGTTTCCGCCCAATGGGTTGGTATGGCGTACTCGGCTTTGCAGTTTACCGTGATGAGGCACTATTCCGAATCACATCAGGTTCATCAATCGCTGCTAATTAGTAGTTAATTGACTGTAGGGCTGGGGCAACCCAGCCTTATGGTGAGTCCACTAAAGGAGAATGAATGTCTAACTGGTTATTTAAAACACCAACAGTTGAAGAAGGTCCTGCAGGTATGCATAGACTGTTTGAGTTTTACAAGTTAGACCGTGGTATATCTATTGTATTAAATACTAATGGACAGTACCAACAGATTCGTTATCCACTTGATTCTGATTTACCTGAGTATCCAGTTGTCTATCGTGGTGGCTATGCCCACACAGTAGATGATGCTACTAAAGCAGCACTTATTGCTGGTGGTGTAGGAGTAACGGAAGCAAACTTTACAGAACTATGAGCCTACATCAGATACAAACACATCCTGAATATGTAGAAGGTTGTTTTGGGTGCAAAGTTATGACCCTTGAACTAGGTACAGGTGATGCTGACTCTCGTCGTCAAAGGCCACAAAAAGCATTTAACCAAGAACTAAATGCTTACAGTGAGGCTAGAGCACGGGGTATACAACCTGGCGGTACATCAATGCAAAAGATTCGTGAAGCCGAAAAGGCTTCCGAAGTATTAGGTAGACCATATAACTCGAACACAATGCCTGATGCAAATAAAGTAAACAAATCAACCGTAGCAGTAATGAAAGAGATAGGACAAATATAATGCCAATGGTCGGAAATCAAGAGTTCCCATACACACCAGCAGGTAAGAAGGCAGCCAAGAAGGCTGCTAAGAAAATGGTTATGAAGAAGACTGCAAAAAAGATGGCTATGAAGAAGATGGGCAAGAAGAAGTAAATGGCTCCTAAAAAGAAAACGCCAGCAGAAGTTAGAGATATTCAAACACGTATTAAGCCACGCAAACTTACGGCATTTGAAAAAGCATTAATCAAAGCCAAAGGAGATATTACAAAAATTCCTGGTTGGCAGGGCGGAAGAGGAACAGAGTAAAAATGGCAGACCCTAGACTAAAGCGAGCAGGAGTGTCAGGCTTTAACAAGCCTAAGCGCACACCAAACCACCCAAAAAAGTCACACGTTGTTGTGGCTAAAGAAGGTACTAAGGTTAAAACTATTCGCTTTGGTCAGCAGGGTGTGACTGGTGACAGACAGCCTACAAAACGTCAAGCATCATTCAAAGCACGTCATGCAAAGAACATTGCCAAAGGCAAAATGTCTGCGGCTTACTGGGCGGATAAGGTGAAGTGGTGAAGAAGAAAACATTTTGGGATAAAAAGAATCCAAAAAAGAAGTCAACACCTTTAACACCAGCCCAAAAAGCAAGGGCTAAAGCAATGGCTAAAAAGGCTGGACGACCATATCCAAACCTTGTAGATAATGCAGCAGCAAAACGAAAGGGTAAGTAATGGCAACAGGAGTAGCAGGTAGCACATTTGCTGACGAGTTAAATCGTCTTGCAAATGGTGGAACATACCCAACACCAGATGCATACCAGTCCGAACAAGGTGCAGCAAATAACTATGCTGATACTAGCGGCTTAGGCATCATAGCAGCACTAAACATTAAAGCCAGTGCTAGCCGTCAGCCTAATGATTATAAGATGCTAAACGCTATCTGTAATGAATTAGCAGGAACTACTGGACTATCAGCCGTTGTTGCATTAAGGAGCATAGACCTATGACAATAACACTAACACAGATGATTGATGAAGTACTTATTAATCTGTCTGGTTATACATACCAGCAAGACCGCTCTACCTATCTTAGAACTGCTGTTAGCACACTAACATCACCAAGTACTGCACCTACAATTTTATCTCTTGGAGATACCAGCAATGTGGGTAAGGGCATACTTGAGATTGATGAAGAACTAATGTGGGTTGATTCATTTGACCGTGTTGGCAATACAGCAACAGTTTCTCCTTATGGTCGAGGCTATCTTGGAACAAATGCTGCTACTCATGCTGCGGATGCAAAGGTTACTATCTCACCTATTTTCCCGCGCTATGTTATTAAGAAGGCTATTAATGATACTATTGAAGCAGTTGGTTCTGCTATCTATGCAGTTAAACAAACATCATTTGTTTACAATGCAGCAGTAACAACTTATGAGTTCCAAGATTTAAACATAGAGAATATCCTTACTATGTCATGGCAGGATATTGGGCCAACTAAAGAATGGATTAGAGTTCGTAGATGGACCTTTGACCCATTTGCTGATACTGCAACATGGGGTGGGGGTTCACAGACTGTAACTATTCATGATGTTATTATTCCTGGTAGAACCGTTAAGGCTATGTATGCTACACACCCGCTACCTTTTACAAGTAACTCACAAGATTTTTCTACACAAACTGGATTATCAAATACAGTTAAAGATGTAATTATTTTAGGCGCAGTTTACAGACTGTTGTCTTATCTTGACCCAGCCCGTGCTGCTCAGTACAGCCCACAGGCTGATGAGATTGATTCTAAACGTCCGTTTGGTGCATCTAACACAGCAGTACGTCAAATTTTTGGACTATATCAACAGCGTCTTAATGAAGAAAAGCAAAAGCAATTAACTCAGTACCCAACACGAGTTCACTACAGCCGATAGGAATATAAATGACAACTAGAAATTACTCCTCACGCTCTCAGCAAACTACGCTGACAAGCGCGGTTACTGCTGGTGCAACAACGATTGTTGTTCAGTCTGGTCCTGCACTTCTTGGCGGTGCAACCATTTCAGGTGGCACAACTTTTACATTGGTTGTTGACCCAGATACAGCAATTGAAGAAATTGTAGATGCTACGGCGGTATCAACTAATACTTTTACTATTACTCGTGCCATAGATGGTTCGTCTGCACAGGCTCACTCTGCTGGTGCAGTAGTTCGCCACATGGCAATTGGCCGTGACTATCGTGAGGCTAATGTTCATATTGAATCTACAACAAACGTGCACGGGGCTACAGGTGCTGTGGTGGGTACTACAGATACCCAGACCTTAACTAATAAAACTCTTACCGCCCCTACAATTACTAACCCAAACATTTCTGGTGCTGGTGTAGATGCAAGTATTGTTTTTGAAGGTGCAACGGCAGATGCTTAT